CTTATCCTTCGAGAAGAGCATAAGAAAGTATAATAGGTAATAGAACTATGAATAATCAACCCGACCAAAAACCCAAAGAGACCCCTGAAGAACGACGAGCCCGACTCATCGCTCAACTTGAACGTGGTCGCGAAATTGCAAAAGAAAAGAAAGAACTTATGGAAGCTGCGGGCATGGACCCGTCAGACTATCAACTAACAAAAGACGGTGACGTTGTGCAACGTAAACCATCGGTAAAAAACCTCTCAAAAATCGTGCAAGAAGTGCTTGCTGACCCTGAGTGGATTGACAAGGTGATTCGTAACCAGCCTGACTGGTGGCAAGGTCTACCTGTTAAAAATGCCGCATACATTATGACAACCAGTATGATTACTATGGCTATGTCTGGTAACCTCAAGGCTGCTGACTGGGTTCGAAAGACTGGTTTCGGTGAAAAGGTAACAGTTGAAGCTGAAGACGATTCATTCTTCGGTAAGCCAGACTTCACAATTCGTGTGGTCAACCCAACATACACCGTAGAGGAACTGCAGGGCGAAGAACCGAAATACATCGAATCGAACGCTTCTGAAATGATCGAAGAACACCTAGGCACCGAACTCGATGCAGAAGACGTTGAATCTTAATGGCAGATGTCGTATTTTCAGACGCGCAGTTGCTCGCTTATAACGAGTTCCTAAACCCTCAAAGTACCCGTATTCTTTATGGTGGTGGTGCGGGTGGTGGTAAGTCATTCTTTATATGTCTTATTGTTGCGCTTATGTCACGAAAGTACGCTGGTATACGTATTGGTCTAGCTCGAAAAGAGTTGATGAGCTTGCGTCAAACAACACTCTCGACGTTGCTCTCAAAGGTACACCCCGCTCTCGGTATCACCCAAGACGACTATGTTATTAACGGTCGCGAAAACTTTCTCGAATATCGTAACGGTTCGCGGGTTCAGTTTCTTGATCTAACTGCGAAGCCATCAGACCCTGACTTCGAAAGTCTCGGTTCACTTGAATTGACTATCGCACTTGTCGACGAGGCAGGTGAAACAGATAAGCGCGCAGTTGACGTGCTTTCTTCACGTGTAGGACGATGGATGAATCGTGAGTTTGGTCTAGTCGGCACAACCCTTCTCGCGTGTAACCCTTCAACTAACTGGCTTCGACAAGAGTTCTATGACCCTTATGAAGAACGTGGCATGGGACCAGTGCAAAAGTGGGAAAACGGTGAAGTATGGGTAGACGGCACAAAGGTGCCAGCTTACGACGTATACATTCGTGCAACCGTAACATCGAACCCGTTCATCGACCCTAACTACATCGAAAACTTGAAGAAGCTACCGCCACAAGAACGCAAGCGTTTGCTTGATGGCGACTGGAACTATCTTGATGACGACGACTCGCTATTCCCAATGAAACTGCTGGATAAGGCAACGACGCTCCACCCAGACACGGACGAGCCAGAAGATGCGAAGTTCAACAAAGCAATCGGTGTCGACCTTTCAGACAGCGGTAAGGACGCAACTGTAGCTGTTCTCGTTGAAAACGGGGTTGCTACTAAGTCAGTTGAAATCAAATCACCAAAAGGTAGCGACCAAGCAATCGGTCACGCCATCGCAGAGAAACTTATCGACTTTGCGCTCAAGAACGGGTTCACTCCCGCAGTTGCTAAGTACATCACCATTGAGGGTAACGGTGTGGGGGCTTCTGCACGTGATGCCTTGCGTTCTAAGGGCTGGAAGGTAAATGTATACATCGCAACTCAACAGACCCGCTCAGACGGCTTCTACAACCTTATGCTCGATCTAGACTCTGGGCGTATGCGGTTGCTCGATGGGTCTAAAGACTTCAACGTATCAGAAGTTAAGAAAGAACTTATTGCTCACACCTACGACCTCGACACAGGTAAAACTCGGGTGGTCAAGAAAAGCGTACTTCGCAAGAAAATCGGTCGGTCACCTGACTGGGCTGACGCGATGATGATTGCTAACATGGCTTACAACGCGTTTAAACCAAAGCCTGTTGGCGCGTATATTAGGTGGTAGTATGCTCACGCCCTCAAACAACCTCTTAACCGTCAACGGTTGGAAAAACGTTACCGAATTAAATGTAGGTGACGAGATTTTGACGACCAACTTCGCGGGTCACGGTATATTCTCCCCGATACTCAACATTACAGAGTACGATTACGATGGATATATTTATGAACATGTGCATATCTTCAAACGACAGGGTGGTATTATCAGTCACTTTTCGCTTACCGAAGACAGCACGTTACCCATTAGAAAGACGTTGTTTCGAAAGAGCGTTCTCACGGGTAACCGTATTGCGGTTGAACAAATCGACAATATCAAAATCAAAGACATCAAGAAGAATGTTCAAGCGATCGTCAAAAGCCCTCTACAATTCACGATGAAAGATAAGCGTCATCAAGCTGGTATCGTAAAAAACGGTTCAGTTGATATGAGCGAATCAGAATACTTTACGCTACTTGCGTATGCAGTGCTAAGAGGCACGATCAAAAGCGATACCACGAGCCGTTCTACCTACACTATGTTCAGGGTACGAGAGAAAGATGACCCGACACGTCTCATGGATTTGCTTGATCGCAACCGAATCGCGTATAGAACATCAAGTGCTGTGCGAAATGGCAGTCTCGAACGATTAGTAATACTTCGTAGTGGTGCGGGTGCGGCTCGCTCTTTAAAGCGGTTCATCGGTAAACGTATCTCGCAACGAACGATACCGAACGTAATTATGCGTTCAACTTCACCCGACGCGGTTTATGCGTTCATTATAGAGTTCCTTCGTATCAAGAAACCCGAATGGGACTTTAGCAACGGTATACCTTCAAAAGGTCCACCGCTCGACTTTACCGTGAGCAATGTTGAACAAGCTGAACAGCTCGCAGACCTTTTCTTTAAGATTGGTTACCCAACAACAATAACTACAACAAGCTATTCTACACAGTTGGTTGTGAACCGTCCAAAGTTCGCTAGAATAAAGGTAGAGGACATTATCAAAAAGAAATACACTGGAAAGGTGTACGCAGTCGATGTCATCAATGAAATGGCAGTCTGCAACCCCACAAACCTCGGCCCCCGTTTTTCAATGGTGGTCAAAGTAAATTAGGAGAAAATTATGATTACAGTACACAACCCGACGAATCTACCACTCGTAAAAATTGGTGATGCAATACCCGTCCAGGGTGAATTAAAAGTGCTCACTCAAGAGAACTACGACAAGCTCAAACAATCAATTCTTAGCGACGGGTTCTACCTACCGATCTTTGTCTGGAAGCACGATGGTGAAATCTATCTACTCGACGGCCACTCGCGACAAAAGGTCATGGAAAAAGAAGGTTGGGACGTTGAAGTACCTTACGTGGCGGTTGAAGCTGAAGACTATGATGAAGCACGTCGCAAGATTTTGTACATCTCGTCACAGTACGGTGTCATCACAGAAGATGGCTTCAATGACTTCGTAGTAGGCCTCGAGCACTTGGATATTTCGAACATACACTTTGACGCACTTGATTATACACTCGCAACTGACGCATTTGTGGACGTTAACGAAGAAGAAGACCAAGCTCTCGCAAGTATGGTTGATGAAAAAGAAAAAACCTACTCGCTTACCATTAAGGCTGCGGACGAAGAAACTATCCTTGAAATCAACGATAGCATTCGAGACGTTCTCGACCAGTACAGCGGTATTAGCGTTCGGGTCAAGTAGTGAAAGCTACCGTCTGCAAATACTGCAAAGCGGTTGATAAGCACTATTCATTTCAATGCTCGCAACGACCTCGCAAAGAGGTAGAAGCAAAACCACGCAAAGCAATCAAACAACGCGGTAAGCACTACGATCTGTGGCAAGAAGCTCGCAAAATCTTCGTGGCTAACAACCCTGATGCGAAGTGTTCGTTCTGTGGTAACCCCGCAACTGATGTTGACCATAAAATAAAACGAAGCGTTCGTCCTGACCTGCGGTATGTTCAAAGCAACCTGCAGTGGCTGTGTCGAAGGTGTCACAACCGTAAAGATAATGGTATTCAGCTATAATCAGGGTAAATGGTAGAGAAAGAGTGGAAGTCACCCCGCAAAATCGAAGAAGAGGTTAAGCTCTATAGATTAAAACGGTTTGAAGACTATATGCAAATGGTCGACCGTGGTGAACTCACTCGCATACTCGCTATCGCAGCCTTACGCGAAGAAATAGCGTACAGCGAACAAGAAGATTAGTGCTTTAAGCTCCAGCGACCATCTGCCCATACCCAGTGCCATGCACCGATACTCGCACCGATCAAAATGATAATTGCTACAATCGTCACAATGACATTGTTTACGACCTTATAATTCAGCGAGTCTTTTCTCAGTTGTTCAATAGACACAGTTTCTAGCTTCACTTGACCACCAAATGCAGAGTCAATGCGTCCCTCTGACGTGTTCGTTAAGAATGACGCTGTAAACTTTAAAGGTACTACGTTGTAATAGTATCTGTCGCTAAAGTCTTTACGGTGATACCCGTCAACTCGAGTGACGAAGTTAGAGAGATTGAAGTTACTTGTAGGGTATTCTCGCCCGAAGTAGGTGGTTTTATCTGCATACTTTTCTTCACTACCAACTCTGTCCCAGCTGTAGTAGACACGAGTGCAAGTACGTGGGTGTTTGCTAGAACCGCAAGAATAGGTTTGTGTATGTCTAGTGTAGCGTTCATGTACCTCCTCTACGTAAGTAAATGACTCTTTCTGGTCATCAAACTTCGCACCATTTTTAGTTTCAAACTCACCACGAGAAAGAACGAGCCCCTGCTTTGAGTCAACGTCGTAGTTGAACTCGTCCTGCTTCTCTGCTGGTATAGCGATATTATATTTGTACGCGGTCTTCCACCCATCGGTGTCTGCGAAGTCCTTTATCCATAAGCATAGCAGAATCATAATGAATGCCGCAATACCAATAATGAGTATTCGCTTCAGGTCGTTCATTCGAACTTCTCAGCCAATCCCATGTCTACAGAGTACCCACCGTTAGCAAGAGGTACTACACCTGGCCCGTACCGCTTTTCACCTGCGGTTTGCGAGCAGAATGGGCACTTGTTTTGCTGGTACAGAAGTACCTTGTCGTCACCGTCACTCAACATAGTAGATTCAATAATCTTAGTATTCTTGCCCAGTGCTGGGCAGTCGTGCATATATACAGGTGTAGCTTCTGTATGTTCGGACATATTATTGCTTATCGAAGAGGTCGCGAGCTTCTGCGTTGTTTACGTTGTAGTCGAGTAGAGGTTTACGTGAGAGGTCTTTACCAAGAATACTCAAGAATAGCGTGTTTGGGAACCCTTGAACGTATTGGTTGTAGTCTTTCACTGTATCGTTGTACTGTTCGCGGTATTGTGCGAGACGGTTTTCGGTCGCGCTAAACTCTAGCATTGTTTGCTTGTATAGTTCGGTTGACTTGATCTCGGGGTATGCTTCTGTCACAGCTTGAAGTGTCAATGCCGCTTGCTCTACGTTACCCTTATTAGCTTGTGAACGCGCTTCTGCAATGGTTGTCTGAGTTTCTTGCTCAAACGTACGAGCTGACTGCACAGCGTCTACAAGGTTGTTGAAAAGATCGACACGTCGTTGTTCTTCTTTACTGATGTTTGACTTCGCGGTCGCTACAGTTTCAGACTTGTTAACGTAAGTGTTATTGTACCCAGCGAGTGAACCAACGATGATCCAAAGTAACACGAAAGCGATGCCGATTCCGATGAAAACGTTGATCGCTTTGCTAGTTAAATACCAAGGTTGTTTAGATGGTGCCATTATAATCTCCAAGTTAATATACTTTTCATAGATTATAGCACCGTACAACTGTTTTTATAAGTGTATAATAGACTTAACGGGGGCGATATAGATTTCGACAGTAGTACCTAACAATTAAGTTGCAAGTACATGATTAGTACAATCACATTTTAAACGCAAACAACATCGTTTCAAAAGTTAAGAACGCAGTTGCGCAATTCGTTGCCAGTCCAGTTCTTGCGACAGCTGCTTACTAGCAGTGCGTTTTATACAAGTTCTTCATTAGCGTATAAAACGTCATACACCCTATAAATGTCGTTGTCGTGGTTTGCACTACCACGCAAAATAAAAAGTGCTCACACCGCTCATTAGTTGTCTGACCTTAAACAGAACAAACTTGTAGACGCTTAATTATTAAACCGCTGGACTCGGGTGCAATACCCGACGCTTCCACCAATTAGAACTTTTACAACACGGCACGACTCACAAAGAAAAGACAAGAAAAGAAATGACAAAAACACAATCAGTAGAGTTAGTATTTGAAAAGAACGGCACTAGCTGGGGCCTTAGTAGCGACATCGTTAAACACACGATTGAACTACCAATACCAGAAATGGGCTTCGACCAAGGTGTTCACCTAGTCGGGGCAAACGTAAAAAGCACCATCACCACTGGATCAGCAGACGGTAAATCGTCGGGTTCATCTGACACAGGTTGGATCAATATGGTACCGAACATCATCACAGACCGAGACGTTGAACAAATCGTAGGCGCAGTACTCACTATCGTAGACGCGACCATTACCGACAAAGATCAACGCAAGGCATTTAAATCGCTTATCAAGCAAGCAATCTACAACCGCTACAGCAACGTAACCACCCGCTCGGGTCAAATCGTTGGTGAAAGCGGTTATACAATTAACGCTGGGCCTGATGGCATCACCGAACCAACAGAATCTTAATAAATAAATAATTGTCGTGCCGTGCTATAAAAGTTATAATAGAAGTACACCAGAGCTAGACTGTCAAACAAAACGAGCGTATCTATACGAACGAATGGGGTCAGCGGGCAGGATACGGTTCTGGGTCAATGATGTATTGTCTGACCCCAGAAATTATAATATGGCAAACCATAAACGAAAACCGAACTATAAATCGAAACGCTCTTGTGGGCTTTGCAAACCATGGAAACGAATCGGTAATAGCAAAAAACTGGAAGATCGTAAGGCAATTCTTGCTATGACTTAGGTACAATCAAGTACCAATAAGCATAGGAGGTCCCATGGGACAACTTAAACGCGACCACGGGGGTTATCACTCAAGTGGTCTCTGGATCAAATATCAACAACCCGCTGTGGTTGAACGTAATGTTCACAAGAGCAAAAAAGACACAAACAAATGGTGCAAAGGTAAAGTGGGTAAACCCCACGACTTTGTGCAAACGCTTCACCGCTCAAAATACGAAGCGTTCACGTGGTACACCTGCAAGTGCAACACCTGCGGCAAACAAGTGTACAAGAAACGAGTAAAGTCGCTACCCCTCAAGATTCAAGTCGAGGGGTCTAGTGGCATTCGCTCATTCCCTATACAAGTTAAGGTAAACGGTAAAGCGATACCAATCGACCCGCGACGCTTCACCGAAGATTTTTGCTGGCAATGTATGGAGTGGCACACGTATTAAAGCGTTGTGCCCTCTGTCATATTCCTGTATAATTAGCACTAGATGAGAATAGAGGACGTAATCAAAGGTATCAAAGAGACTCGCGAGGAATTGCGCTCTCCCGATGCGATTACCGCCCCTGTTCTGCTTAGCGAAAATATGTACAAGCTCGCTCAATACGTTTCAGCCGCAGAAGAGATCGTAGCTGACATCGAGTCAGAGATGATTCTATTCGAAGCTGAGAAGGTAAAAGAGCTGTCTCGCAACAACTGGTCAGACACGAAAGTCAACCAGAAGGTGCGGCTTGAAAGCGCAGCGAACCGTGCAATCGTAGCACGTCTCAACAAACTGATCGACTCATCATGGCGACTTATCAACGTATCGCAATCACGACGTAACCATATAGCAGAGGAGCTAAAAAACTTACTATGAAAATCTTTGACAAATACTTCTACAAGGCTGATGACACGATTCTTATTCGTTCGTCAGTTATGCAACAAAAGACTGGTCTGGCTCTATTTCTTGCTGGTGACCGTCTACCGCCCTACATTTACAAGGTGCAGGTAACCAACCGCACTTGGCGTGGCTACACTGTCGTCGATGGTGATAACCTCAAGTACTTTGTTAAGTTCAAGTACGTCATCACACGGGAAGATGTAGTCGAACCCGCTAAGAAGAAATAAGATGGACGCGGTATATCTTTACAAGCATACAAACAGCGATGAGTTATTCTACTCGATTCGCTTGCTTCAGAAGTTCTACCCTGACCTAGGCACCATCTACGTTATCGGTGATCTGCCCCCAACAAGGCTTTACGGTGAAGTAGTCCATATTCTACACCGCTCAATCGCAGGTAAGTTCGCTGACCAAATGCTCAAGTTCGCACTCGCAGTACGCATACCAGAGCTGACCGACCAGTTCATTCTTATGATGGACGATGTCTATCTCACTGCACCTTTTGAGCCATACCGAATGTACGACCGTAAGTACCCAATGCTAAACGAGAAAATAAAATCTCGCGCTGATGACCCGTACCGCAAATCACTTATCAAGACGGACGTGTACCTGAAGCAAAATG